CCGAGTTTAGATTTTAAAATTCCGTTGTGACAAGCCGCGCTGCTTTGATCTGCTTGCGTTCCGGAAAGGCTCGCGCCCAATTGTTGACACCATCAGCGATTTCAACATTTGTCGGACCGCCATCAGAATTGGCCACAACGCCACCGAGAAAACGGTGACCAGCTGGATGCAGTGCCCACTCAATGCGGGAAAATAATTCCTCACCACCACCACCATTGCCCTGACTTGGCACACGATCAACCTCTGCCGGGACTTTCGGATTCCCAATGCCCCAGCGTGATGCTGCAGTGCCGAATATCCATGTGTCAAACTGACCCGCTGCATTGGGCATGGAATCATCAACAATCACACGACGCCCCAAAAACACTGGGATATCAGCAGCCATTGGATTGCCTGAATCGGGAATGAAATCGATCAGGTTGTTTTTCTGAGCCTTTGAATACACAATCGAGTGCATCATCACAGCTGAAAAATCGCTCTGCGAATCGCCAGCAGTTGTGACAGCGTCAATGAATGCCTCCGCCGAGAAATCAGTCACACCAGGGACAAATGCACCCGAGATATCAACTGTCAGATCGTCCTGAGCTGCATTGTTGGTAACCGTCGGACGCGGATCATCGTTAGGTGCTACCTGTGCATTATCAGCAAAAATGCCTGTCCAGGTTGCAACAAAGGCAGCCTGCAAACGCCTGCGCCAATATGCTGCCACCCGACCTGCAATGGCACTGGTCGGATCATCACCAGCCAGAGCGGCTGCCAGATCCATTGTTTTCCATGATTGGTTTCGGGACAACCGGGTGCTGCGTTCCTGATTGGTCTGAATGTTTGCAGGGACTGCGATGGTTGCCGGGTTGTCACTGGAGACACGATCAGGGAGGATATTGGAATCATCGTCTGTGTCGCGCCAGCTCGGTGAATTAAAAATAGATCCGCCACCAGCCAGAAATCCATCAAGTGCTGGATCCCTGACAACAACGCCGGAATCAATTAATGCGCTTTTCTGTTCGGTCATTGTTGCCACATAAGCTGCGAATAGCTCTGGAACAACAACATCTGATACTCTTACTTCGGCCATGAGTTCACTCCTTATGAAAGGCCGTCCCTCACGGATGGCAAATTATTTGACTATGATAGTCTACCGTACAGGAGACACCGCGCCAAGTTTGACGCCTGCTGCCTGCATTAAACGTTCTGCATCTGCTTTGTTGCTACTATAAAGTTTTGACTGATTGGTGATATTCCAGCCTGCCTTTGTCCACGGGTTGCCTTTTCCAGTGTCACCACCGCCGCCGCCGCCGCCGCCGGATCCATCGGCACCAGTACCCTCTGATGGTGGCCAATACATTCGATATTCCTTTTGTCGTGCCAATGCTGTCAAAAAATCAGCTGGATTCTGGTTAGGACTCACGCCATTTCCAGCATCCAGCTTTGTGACAGCACTTCCATCCTGTGCCATTTCAAAATTCGATTCCACCAGAGTCACAAGATTCCCAACGCCATCCGGTATCACACCAGATTTTGCGACTGCTTGAGTGAGCTGATTTCTGATGGTGGTCGATTCGCGCTGATTAATAGCATCATCACGTTCCTGCTTTGCCTTGTCTAGTTCTCCAGTCACTGAGGCAAGGTTCCGCTCAAGGTCGTGAAGTCGTGCGGATACGTCCCCACTTCCTTGACCCTCGCCTTTTCCATCCCCCTTGTCTCCAGAGCCGCCGCTCTGATTCGAGGTGAATTTCTGTAGTGCCCCATCAATAATCCCGACAACATCATCACGATTTAAACCGGCATTATTGTGCTTTGAGAAATCGGCGCTGGCATCTGCAAAGCGTTTTTTCAATGCATCGGCATAGTTATCAAAATCTGATTGGGTTTTTATCCCGGGAACATCGAGTTTGAAAACGCCATCGCTTTCAATATAAAAGTCGCGTTGTCCCTCTGGAATTTTGGCCTGATCAGTGTATTGCAGTTCTAATGGCATGTTTTTGCTCCTCTCACAGTGAGCTATTTTGATTAATCAAGCGAATAATAACGCCAATTCATAAATATGCAAAGTTTAGAGTTTCGGGACCGGCGCGCCTGCCTTGCGTGGTGCCTTGATATTTGCCCTCTGGAATGTGGCCGGATCCTGATTATAGAGTTCACGCAAAGTGAACTGTTTGCCAGAATTATCAACAAATCCTTTCAAATCCAGTTCACCTGACCTGAACAGTTTTCCTCTGGTCGGCCCGAGGACTTCATTCTGGAATGATACATTTTGACGCCCGAGCCATTTTTGATAGGTCGTGGCTGCTGGTTCCTGACCCACCATTTTGGCCACTGCGCTGCGCCTGTCTGACCCCTTGAGTCCCTGCAATTGCTTTTTTGTGGCCGTTACCGCTGGCCGATTGCCCAGCTTTTTGCCATTAATGACTGGTACCCGGAGCGACCTGCAATTGATATGAACTGGCGGAATAGGCCCCTTTCCAACCTCAAAGATATCACCATCAAGGCTCCGGCAGATTGGCGTGGTTCTGGAATCGAGTGTTGCAACATACTGCTCGCGGTTGATTACCTTGCGATTTCTGAGATATGTCACCTGTCTGGCAGCATTGGTGATGGCTGATGTGGCGGTCTGCGCCAATGTTTGGGCACCACGTCGCGTGATTTCTCTGGTACCATCGACACCACCAAGGACAGCCGTTCCAAATATCCTGCGCCCGATCTGCGTTGGTGTTTCGCTGAATACCAGACCCTGGCGGATCTCATCCATCATCCGGCGTCGGTCTCCGACTTCAAATGATTTCGTCCAATCACGCAAAATCCGGTTATTGAATGGCCTAGCCAGCACAATTCGACGCAGATCCCGGGCTGATGGCAGTGCCAAATCAAAGACAACCGGCAGGCTGCTTGATATTACTTCGGCCACAAATTGGGTTTCACTGACTGATAATGATAATAACTCTGATGTGATCAGCTTGTTTATTTCATCAAATGTCGGTTTGTTGGTGGCTGCGATCTGCTTTGCAGTTTTGATCATTCGCTTGGTGGTGGCTGGCCCTGGATCCCAGCCAAGGCGTGCAATCCGATCAAGCCGTTCACGGATAACACGGCGCAGTTCTGGCTCTGCCCGGTTCAGGATCCGCTTGATTCGGCTGGCCATGCCTTTGCCAAATCGCAGCAGCTGGACTTGGTGAGCCAGTAACTGATCCCTGATTTCGTCATTTGCGGCCATGACTATGCCATTCCAGTTGGAGTGTTATTAGACTGCGCCCTGATCATTCCCAGCGCCTTGGTCGACTTGGTCGCCTTGGTCGCCTTGGTCACCATCATTCTGCCCAGCCATGAATCGATCAGTTTGATTGAATTCATCACTGTCGTTTTCCTCATTGATCTGAGCCATTTCATCCTCAAATGTCATTTCAGTGTAGTCTTTTTGGCGTAGCCAATTGTGTGCAGACTTCCATGAAATGGGCATTCCTGACCGTTTTGCAGTGGCAAAGGCCACTAGATCAGCCGGGTTCTGTTTCTCATTGGTGAAATCGAGATTCGGCTCTATTTTCACCTCATCAGGATCGGCACCAACCACGATGGCTGCCTGACGTAGTGCATTTTTGAGACCTGCAGCACCAGTGATGGCAATGGTCTGCAATGAGGCTGTTCTGGCTGCGACTCTGATTTTCATCGTCTCTGCTGCCTCAGTGCCTGCACCAGCTGACAATAACTTGATGCCCTCCTCACCTGCCCGGGTGTAATCACTGTCAAGGCTGGCGCGCTGCTCCTCTAATGCCTTTGACTCCGGACCAATGAATTTGGCATCAGCATCTGGATCCGGCAGATTAATGTATGCCCCTGATCCAATGACCGGCCCATTGTCAGCATTCGGATTCTGATCTGATTCGCCTGTTCCAATATCCTGACCAATAATAACCAGGGTATCTTGACCGGCCATGAATAATCCGCTGCGATGGTCGGCTTCCCCGCGATAGATAGCCAGTGCCAGATTTGCCAGATTAATGAGCGGCACCTCGCCCGGATCGGCAGCAAGGTCATTTGTATTAATAAAGGTGAACGGGATTTCATCAAACTTTTTGCCCCTGATATTTGGCATTACAGCAGTCTGCAATTGTCCCTCACGTTCGACCTGACTGGTATAGATTTCTGCATCAGTATTCCCGAGCGAAAGCGCCCTATATCTTGAGACCAGATTCCATGAATACCGATCCCCGGTGTCTCGCTCATAGCGTGTTTCATTAAGGACTACCATCAGCAGTTTACGCATGGCGATCGATCGTTTTGAATCATCGACCTGAGTCACACTGTTGGTGATGCTCAAGTCATCCCAATTCAGGATTTGGGGTGCTGGATAAGGGACAATCAAAGGCAGGTCATTATTCGGATCAACATCGACAAGCAGGCCCATGCGTCCATATTGCAACTGATTCATGTTGATCTGAACCAATAGATCAGCAAGGCTCTGACCACTTGGCGTGGCGCGTAACCTCATGTCCTCAAGTGCATCTGGCAGTTCGATGTTTGCGGGATCTTTATTCATGACACCAGTCAGCGCCCTGATCGTCTCTTTGACAAGATCAGGGAAAAATGCCCGGGTAATATATGCCTGATATAATTCAGCGCC